GTTTCCCAGTCACGATCGGATGGTGCAGAAGCTAAAGGACAATTTACTGGAGCTATAAATGCAGAGTTTAGATCAGGACAATTAGCAGGACAATTTGTGGAAAAAAAAGAAGTTTTACATAGCACTCTTGAGGGTATGAATAGAGAACAATTAGAAAAAAGACTACAAGAATTAGAAAATAAGATAAATGATGGGGGTACAATCATAGATGTTACACCAGAAAAAAAGCAAATCAAAAAGGTTAAGCGAAAAAAAAATTTGGAATAAACTTAACCTTTTTCAAAAAGAACATAAAGAGGCATATTTCTGTAAGATAGAAAGCCCTACAATGAACGGAATACCTGATGTTCATTGTGTTTTTAAAGGTTATATTTTTTGGTTAGAATTAAAAGCTAATCCAGGTAAGAATTATGGAGTTTCAAAATATCAAATTGTATGGCATTTAAAATATAGGAGAGCAGGTGGTAATGTATTTATCTTGAATCAACCCTTCGTGGACCGAGCACCGAAACTTCTGGCTGTCGAAGAACCGGGGGTCGTGCTTCCCGTTCCACATAATTTCATTCCCGTTCCCGTTTTAGATATAATTACTTGGATGGCCAGATGATCCTGGAGGCTGGCTGCCATGAGCCAGCTCCTGATGCCGTTCCCGTTCCCGTTCAAAGCCTACAAAACTGGGGTTTTTTTACAAGACAGGAAATCCGGCCCTGCGCCGCAGCGGGAAAACGCCTCTCAAAAAGTCCCAGTTTTCTGCGGGTTCCGTGTCACATCTGGCTGGCTGCATGGATCCAGGTCAGGGCAGCATGCGCTGCAAAAAAATTCTTGACAGCAGGTGGTGCCTGTGTAAAATAATCCAATAACTAACGGAGAAAATTATGAAAATAACTTTAAACAAAAAAAATTTTATTGAGCAGGTGAGGCAGCATTATCGCTGGAAGCAGTTTAGCTACGAGGCTTGGGAGCAAATCTTCGAATGGGAAGATGAGATGGGCTCCGATGTCGAATATGATCCAGTAGCGTTTTGTTGCACATATGCCGAGTACGAATCATTCGAAAAGCTGAAGAATGATTATAATAATATAGAAACGTTTGACGATTTAGAGGGCAAGACGTGGGTGGCTAATTTACCCAAGGGTCGTGTGCTCATTAGGCAATTTTAATGATTGGCTTTTTGTGTGCTCTTTTTTTATCTTTCTTAGTGTTCCCACAATTAACAAGAGTCGTGTTACTTGTGGGACTGTGTCTTCTGATTGGTTTAATATTTTAATGCCCGTTCCCGTTCCCGTTTGTTTCATCCCACACATGCGGGTGTGTAAAGGAGCTGGCGTCGCAGCCGCCGGAGCGGGAAATCAGGATTTGTTTTAAACAAGATAAAAAAATTTTTGACAAACCATTACATATGTAATATAATTATCGGATAACTAACGGAGAAAAAAATGAATGACTTAACAAAATTAATGCTAATGGATCCGCATTTCATACAAGCTATGAAGGACCTTGAAGACAGAGGTTTTATTAAAGTAAAAGGAAATGAGGGTATTGAAATCGTGGACAAGGAAGGACTCCAAAAATATTACGACAACTTTGGAATAGCTCCTGACCATTTTCCAAAGGTAGATGAAGATGAATAGCTATTATGTAATTCATGTCAATTATGGTAAGAAAACTATTGAAGCTAGTACGACCTACGAGGCGTGTAAAAAATATGCTGACCACTTTGGTCTACGAAGTACCAGGGGCATAGATGCCTATCTAATGACACAAGCAGTAGATCCTGCAATTTTATAAATTTAATTCCCGTTCCCGTTCCCGTTTTGGGTTCGGGTTCGGGTTTTAACTTTTAGGATCTGGCTGCGCTGGCCAGGGACGCATGGGAAACTTGTTCCCGTTCCCGTTTCGAAGCACCAGTTAGTTTACTTTTTTTGGTAGTTGTTTTCCAGCCCGGCGGCACGGGAAATGCAAAAGTTCATTAACTTGCGGTTTGGTCGCAGAACTTGGTAAAAAATAGTGTTTGCATTTTATCGGCGAATCCGATACAATATAATTTTAACTAACTAACGGAGATAAAAAATGGGATTTGATTTGTACGGACTTAATCCAAATTTTAAAAATAAAAAACCTTCCATTGATTGGGACAAGAAACCAACAAAGGAAGAACAAGAAAAATTTTTTGCTGACTATAATAAATGGGAGAAAGAAAATCCAGGACATTATTTTAGAAATAATGTTTGGTGGTGGCGACCATTAGCAGACTTTGTTTTGTGGTTAGCTGATGAAGAGTTTTCAGAAGAAGAAAGAAAAAGATGGCACGACAACGGAGGCTTTAAAGTTAGTGAAAAAAAAGCTAACCTAATTGCTGACTTGTTAGAAATGGCTATTGAAAAAGGAATGGCAAATAAAGTGGAAGAAGAGAATAAAAGAAAAATGGCTATTGCTAGAGAACATAATAAAAAGGTTGAAGAGAAACACAAAGAATTAAAAAAAATAGTTGAAGAAAAAACTAATAAAAAAAATCTAGCTCCAGCAGAATTTCCAGAACCTTTTAAAAGCCAATGGGACGATATACAGAAAATGACAAACTACGATTCGCATTACCCTTTTAGTGTGGACAATGTAAAAGAGTTTATTATTTTTTGCAGAGCAAGTGGAGGTTTTGAAATTTGCTAGAGATTCCATTTCTCTTTTTAGAGTGTGTGCTATATCTAGCACTCACTCTATTTATTTTATATTTTACACATTAGTTCCCGTTCCCGTTCCCGTTTCTGTCACAGTAATACTTTACGCTGTTGGTTTAGCAGCCGCCAGGATCGCACGGGAGGGAAACTCCCGTTTGGCATTCCCGTTCCCGTTCTCGAAGGTGCTTGGGTAGGTGCATGCTGGCTTCAAAACTCCAGCCAGAAAAAAACTAACAAAATTTTTTGTTTCAAAAAAAAATGCAATTAATTAAAAATAATACTTGATTATCTGTTATTTACTGATATATTAGTATATAAGTTTAATCATCAAACACTAACGGAGGTAAATATGAAAAAACTTAAATTAAAAAGTGAGCAACTAACAAAAGAAGAAATAATGATGAATTTTGTTATTGCTGATTCCAACTATAAGAAGTTTAAAAAAGAAAGAAATAAACTTCTACCATTTGTAAAAGAGATATTAGAAGATACAGACAACAACACTTTTACATTTAAACTTCTACCACATATAAAAGGTTTCATTCAAAAGGTTTCAGTATTTGCTGAAAGATTTGATACTACTACTTTTAGAAAAGAAAATCCTGCAATTTCAGAACAGTATATGGTAGAAAGAGAATCAACAACAATCATAACTGATAATGCTAAAATCGAGGTGCAAAAATGAGTGTACTAGATTTAATAAACAATTCTAATTTAGTTACTCAATCAAGAGTAACTGAATTAGCAAACGCAATTACAGATGAACAGAGAAAACAAATCAATTACCAATTAATCTGTTCTGCATTAGAAAAGGCGATTGTTGAGATTTATGCTCAATATCCTAATTCTGAAGTAACGAATGATTTAAGAAATAAAGTAAATAATTATTTAGCAGAACTACAGATTGTATTACAAGGGAGGAATTAAATGTATACAAAGGAAGATTTAAAAAGAGATGTTGAAGAACTAAAGAAAGCAAAAGACGAGTTAGTAAATAAAATAGACGACTACAAAAAAGATTTAGAAATTTATTTATTAGCAATTAAAGTTAAAAAGGTACAACAGCATTATAATTATTTAATAAAATCTAAAGCTCAAAAATGGGCTTTAGATTATTGGCAAGGAGTGTACCAAAAGTTAAGAGCTAGACAGGTTAGCTATAACCTTAAAAACAAGGCTCAAAGTTAATTAGATTGCCGTTATGTGCCGTTCTCGTTCCCGTTTGGTTACGGGTACGGCACTTGCAAGAGCAAGGCTTGGGCCAAGATAAATACACGCACAACTTTGCAAAACGTCTTGGATCGTGTATAAGTAAGTTATGAAAGCAGATTTACTTACCACAGATAAACTGAGGCTCGAAGTAGAAAAGAAATGGATTCAGCACGTAAGACTGTGCCAAGATAACTTTTTATATTTTGTTAAAGAGGTCTGGCCTGATTTTATATATCGTAAAACAAGAGACCCTAAGAAACTTGGACATCATCAAATCATAGCAAATGAATTTACAAAGATAGCTTCTGAAAGAAAAGGGAGGCTCATTATAAACATGCCCCCTAGACATACAAAATCAGAATTCGCTTCTGTGTATTATCCTGCTTGGATAATTGGTAAGTATCCAAAATTAAAAATTATGCAAGTATCACACAATACAGAACTTGCAGTAAGGTTCGGCTCTAAGGTTCGTAACATTATTGACTCACCAGAATATAAACAAATTTTTGGAGATGTGAAACTTCGTGAGGACTCCAAAGCAAAAGGACGATGGGAAACTAATCAAGGTGGAGAATATTATGCAGCAGGTGTTGGAGCGTCTATCACGGGTCGTGGTGCAGATTTACTGATCATTGATGATCCACACACGGAACAAGATTCAATGTCTGATATTGCTATGGAACGTGCGTATGATTGGTACACATCAGGACCCAGACAAAGATTGCAACCTGGAGGCTCGATACTTTTAGTAATGACACGATGGGCAGAGGATGACTTGACTGGTAGATTACTCAAGGCTCAAACAGAGCCGAAAGCCGATTCCTGGCGCCAGATAAGTTTTCCTGCTATTTTGAACTCTGGCAACCCAGTATGGCCTGAGTATTGGGCTCTAGATGAATTAGAAAAAATAAAAGCATCTGTACCGATTCGTAATTGGTCTGCACAATATATGCAAGAACCAACTTCAGAAGAAGGTGCGATTATAAAACGTGAATGGTGGCAACCTTGGGATGGACATGGTGTACCTAATTTGGTGCATGTTATACAAAGTTATGATACAGCGTTTAGTAAAAAAGAAACTGCTGACTATTCTGCGATAACAACGTGGGGTATTTTTTATCCAGAAGAAGGAGGAGCACCACAAGTTATTTTGTTAGATGCTTTCCGTGGCAAGTTTGATTTTCCAGAACTCAAAGTAGTTGCATTACAACATTACAAGTATTGGGAACCTGAAAGTATTATTATAGAACAAAAAGCAAGTGGTGAACCTTTAACACAAGAGTTTAGAAGAATGGGTATACCTGTTGTACCATTTGTACCTAGTAAGGGTAATGATAAATTTACTAGAGTAAATGCTGTAGCTCCCTTGTTTGAAAGTGGTGCTGTGTGGTTTCCATATGGAGAAAAATTTGCAGAAGACGTGATAGATGAGTGTGCTGCTTTTCCTCATGGTGCAAACGATGACTATGTGGACAGTATGACACAGGCTATGTTAAGATATAGACAAGGCAGTTTTGTAGAACTATACTCAGATTATCTAGACAATGAAGATAGACCTCCAAAACAATATAAATATTATTGAGGATAATATGATACAAAAAATCAAAAACATATTTAATAAAATTAAAAAAAGATTATTCGGTAAATTATGTGAGTGTCTTCCTAAAAAGAAAAAAGGAAGAGGCAGACCTAAAAAGAGTTGAGTGTGGCTGAAGAAGATTCAGGTATGGGTTTTGGCACAGCTGCCTTAATAGGAGGTGGTATTGGTGCATTGGTGTTTCGTAGAAACATCGGTAAATTTGCCAAAGATTATTTCGATGACTACAAACGAGTCACGGATCCTGATGCTTTGTTAAAACAAAAAAAGAAAGCTGAAGCAGATGCAGACTTTCAAGAAGAGTATGTAAATAAATTTGGTGTTGACCCTGACGAAAGGGGCACCAATATTATGACACAAAATAGAGACCTTGTTCCACAAGATAAAGTTGATGAGCTTGTGAACCCTGCACCTATGACACCAGGACAAGTAGCTCAACAAGAAGCAAAAAATTTTATACAAAGAGATCAACAGATTTTAGCAGACATAAAAAGAGAAGTACAAAAGCCAGGTCAGTCGTTTACATTAGGAGGTCAATCATTTAACAATGATTTGTATGGAGTTGGTTCTGTTTTGTATGATGCTGTTGCAAGAAAAGTACAAACTGCTAAACCTATGCCTGTATCTTTTTGGACAAAATTTTTTAAAGATAAGATACAAGTTGAGTTTACACCTTTTAACAGAAAAGTAGAAACAGTATCTAAAGATGAGATTGCTGATACAAATATTGCTAAGTTCGATAAGAAAGGTAATTTAGTTGATGGTTACTTAAAGTATGTATCAGATATGAATATTAATAATAAGTTAGAAGATGAGATACGCATATCTCCTCTGACCATTTTAAATTTAATAAAAAAAGCTCCTGCAAATAATTTAAGAGTTATAGAATATGATTCAAGGTTTTATGCTGAAGATGCAACAGGTATGAATAATTTTGGTAAAGCCATAGTTGAGGCTCTTGAAAAAAGAGAGCCTACACTTAAAAAAACAAATCCTAATTTTGGTGATTATGCTAATGCTACTGCAACAGCTAATTCAGTATTAGGAAGCACAAGAGTAACTTCTTTACTTAATTTGAAAAAGAAATTAGGACTTAGTACAGGAACTCTCGATACATTAAGAGGTCAAGGTTATAAAATGTCAACTGGCGCTGACTTGTTTAATAACCCTGGAGTTGGTGTAAGAGATTTAGCTTTTACTTTAAAAAAATTTAAAAAAGACGTAAACAATAATTTATTTAGTCCTGAAGGTGGAGTAGGACCAGATTTAACAACAAGCGAAAACTTTAAAGCGTTTTTTGATTTACCAGTATCATCTCTTA